AAAAGAAACAACTAAGAGCAAAAGTTGACGCGCTGCCATACGCATTGGAAGAGGCTGTCAGAGACATGGTGGGGTTACAAGAATGCCGGCCTTATAGCACTCCCCCGTGCTTCTGTGCCGCTAGGGGTAAGATAGTAGACGTGTTTAAGGGACCGGGGAAAAAGGAAGGCAGACTTGTCTTAGTTCCAGATTTGAAGCGCCATTTAATGGGCTCGCTGACATCTGTGCCGTACTCTAAATTGGTGTCGTCCTTCTCTAAGAAGGGTGGCGGCGTCCTAATCGGAATGGGAAATTACCATATGAACTACTCCCAGCTCGCTAAGGATATTACTGGCATAAAGAAGCCTGTCACATACTTGTGTGTGGACTTCTCTGGATATGATCAAACTGTACCTGCTGAAGTTATAAAATGGGGGCTCACTAGGATTTCGTCGCGTTTCAGTACTTGCGACGGGTCCGAGGCCTACTGGATGTCTGAACTGAATCACTTAGTGCACACTGAAATTGCCTTTCCAACTGGAGAGGTATATATGAAGGGGCGCGGTGTTGCTAGTGGGGATCCGTGGACTTCCCAATTGGGTAGTGAAGCAAATTGGCTGATGCAGGAACTTGCCTTTAGGTTCCTAGGTTGGGATGCGCGCGCGTGGACATTTGGGGATGATGTGATTGTAGCAATAGACACCTTGCCGAAAGGCGGGCCATCAGGAGCTCAGTTACTGACCCAATACGAAAACGCTATGGGCAAGTTATTCAAGTTGGAGGTAAAGGGTTCAGACTCTTATTGTACGCCGCAGTTAAGCATTTCGGGCCCTGAGCCGGTGGATGGTCAGTCTGTGAAATTCCTGTCAAACTTCTTTATTGAGTCGGCATTGATTTTCCCAGCTCCTGAGTTCTCCAATACTCTTGAGTCCATGATGTATCCGGAATACAACCCCTTCTCGAAAGAACACACTGAATTGAAGAGTTGGGAAGTGGAAGAACTGCTGAGCTTTGAGCTCATGCGCACTTCGTGCCTGTACATTACGAGCTATTGGAATGAGAGCTCAAGGCACCTACTGGAGCAATACCACATCTGGTTGCTTAACCTTCACGTCAGGCCCACACCCATTCCGACTTTCAGGCTGATGCAACAACTGACGCTCTGGGATCTTGACTGGACTACATTTGATAGTATCTGGTTGACCCATCTCCCTAGTTACGCTGACATCCTGGAACTGTACACCTCAATCCCGCAACAAAATAGAATAGACGTCGGATTGGCTAGAGCTAGGCTTAGCAGGCCTACCACTTTCCAGTCCCGGAGCACATGAGTTAGGGGGGAGCTTTATTCCCCTCGCGTCCAACGGCCACAATGACGCTTAAATATAAATGGCCTTGTCGGGACCTATGCAACAGGATTGGTTATAGCAGTATCCTTTCAACTAGAGCATGGGAGCCGCCC